GCCCGGAAGTCAGATCCGGAAGAACCTTTTAAGAAGCACTGGAAGAATTATATTCCGTGCGGAATCGCTGGCCTTGGCACAATCGCATGCATCATTGGTGCGAACTGTGCGCATTTGAAGGTTGAAGCAGGACTTGCCGGAGCTGTAGCGTTTTATAAGGCAGCTAAAGAAGATCTTGAGATGGCAGTTTCTGAAGTATATGGAGAAGAAGGGCTTGGAAAAGTCAAGACTGCGGCAAATGATATTAATCCTGATCTTTCCGCCATGTATCATGATGCGCCAAGAACCATTCACATGTTCGAGCCGTATACGAATCAATGGTTTGACACGACGCCTGAAGAACTTCTCTGGGCCGAACTTACCGCCAATAAAATGCTTTCTCAAAGAGGAACCGTAAAGCTTAATGATATTTTGAAGCTTTATAAGAATTGCAGGCCAAAGCCAATCGGAGAAACTCTTGGCTGGAGCTGGGAAGATGAAATGTTTAATGAATCGGCCAGCTGGTATTGCAATGGCGGATGGATTGATATTTGTCCTCAATACGAAGAACGAAACGGAAAACGATGCTACGTTCTGGATTACGGAATCAATCCGATTGATATTTCGCAAATTTTACAAGGTGTTTAGTAGAGAGATGAACTGAACCCGATCAAGCCGGGTTACATCTCTCTTATTTTTTGTGTGCTCTTGAAGAGCAGAAAGGAGAATGGAAATGAAAAACTTGACGTGTGGGATGTTGTTGATCTGTGGAGCGTGTCTTCTGATCGAGTTGCAGATGCTTGGAACTGATCTTCAGATTCGAAAGCTGGAGAATAGGATTAACGAAATGATTCAGGAAAAGGAGGATGCAGAATGAAGGTACTTTGTGGAGCTGTTGGCGTATCGATTATATTTGCAACCGGATTTGCGGCGGGCGTCATTGCAGGTATCGCAATCGCTATGACACCGGACGTGAAAGATGCGGTATCGGAGGATAAGCAATGAATTTCGCAACAATCATAAAGGGATGTAAGATGGCCGCAAAATACAGCGGTAAGCAAATCGTGAAACATGCTCCTGGAATCTTGTGCGGATTTGGTACAGGAGGTGTCGGTCTTGCTCTCTGGCTTATGGCAAAGAAAGCCCCTGATGCCAAGAAGGACTTTGATGCTGAAAAAGCTAAATGGGATGCGATCGAGGATAAAGAGAAGCGCAATAAAGCGGATTATATTTTTAAATTAGTTCGCATTGGCGCTCAGCATTATTGGATCGTAATCTGTGTTGCTACAGGCGCGGTAGTATGCTTCTGGCTTGCAAATCGGATCAACTTCAAGCGACTTATGTCTGCGTTGACCGCACTTGGGATCAGTACCAAGGGCAAGGAAGAGCTTGAGGAAAAGATCAAGGAACTAGACGGAGAAAAGCATCTGCAGAAGATCAAGGACGAGATTGATGCAGACACAATTAAGAATAATCCGCCGGTTCAGGATAGGATTATTGATACCGGACTTGGCACGCATTTGTGTTACGAGGCAATCACAGGAAGATATTTCTATTCAAACATCGAGCGAATCAAGCGGGCGGTCATTACGTGTCGAGATTACCTTCAAAAAGATGGATATTTGTCGGTGAATGACTGGTTCTGTGAATTGAATCTTGATACGACTGATCTACAACTCTGTTGGACGGCAGAGAGCATTGACGAGATCAACGACTTTGATATTGAGACGAGTTCACAGCTTACTCCAGAAGGAATTCCTGTATTGGTAATCAGATACACGACAAATCCATCCATGGAGCATCGAGACTGGTAACTGATTGATATTCCAATAGGGGCTGTGTGAGTATGCGTTAATCGCAAAAAATACAGCCCCTATAATGGTAGGAAACTACACATTATATTCGAAAAGGAGAACATAAAAATGAGTCTGTTTAAGAAAAAGAATAAGCCTGAGGTAATCAAGGTGGATGATGACGGAAAAGTGATCGATCCCAGCCCGAAGAAGGAGAAAGGGAAGGGTCTCGGAAAGAAGTTGCTTATCGGAGCACTTGGCCTTGCCGGAGGTGTTATAGCCTTCGTCGGAGTCGGTGTTGCGATGGCATATGCTGACGAGAAGTCTTCCGGTAGTAACACAATCGATGTTGGGGACGGCACGATTACGTTCACTCCGAACGAAGATCAGAGCAATGAATCTGGGACAGAGTCTACTGGGACTGAAGAATAATTGATATTCTACCGACAAGAGAGACGGATTAAACAATCCGCTTCTCTTTTGTTTTCGAAATACGCATATAGCGGATTGAGATAACGCCGAGTTCTCGAAAAGGACTGAGATTGATATTACACGCAAAATATTCAGCTCTATTAATGGGGAGTAATTCCTCAGATATTTGAAAGGAGCAATTTAATCGTGAAGAAAAAAGATGCTGTTGGGAAAGCAAAGCTTGTTGCAGAGATTGTCAGTACAGAAGGCGCTCAGATGCTTGCCTGCGGTCTCTGCCGATTGGTACTTCCTCCACAGGTTAATATCGTCGTTAAAGGCGGAATGCTTGTAGGAGGTTGGCTGCTCGGTGGATGCCTTGGTGAGCATATGAAAGGATATTTGAACCGACAGATTGATGACGTAGCTGATTACGTGAACGAGAGCATTAAAAGAGTGAAAGAAGATATTGCCATCCTTCAGAAAGAATCTGAAGAAACTGCAACCGAAACAGAAAATACTGATCAAACTGATCAAACAAAAGAAAACGACAAAGAATGAGAAGACTTGGGCTAAACAGCCCACTTCTCTTTTGTCTTCGAGACTTTCAAAGAAAGTCGAGATAACGTTGAGTGTAACGAAACGGCATCGAAGTTCTCGAAGAGGACTGAGATTGATTCAAATTGATATTCCAAGGAGGTAATGAATCACATGGCTGAAGTGCCAAAAGAAAGTCTTCGAGCGGAAGATATTGATTTCCCCTCGAATGCTCATAAGTATAGAGATATTCAAATCGCTCCGAATACAGATCAGGATGCTAAGGAGCCTGAAACACCGAAGAAAGATCTTGGCGGAAGCGTAAAGTCAAAACCCAGATCGTTAGGTAAACAATTCATTGATATTTTCTTTCGCAATGGAGCAAGCCCGAAAGAAATCAGAAAATACATTATTGAGGAAATGCTGATCCCGGCAATTCTTGAAAACATCGCGGACACCATAACGACTGCCGTTGAGATGCGTTTCTTTGGTGATACCGGTCGACTCAGACGGAATCGTAGATCGGGATCTATCGGACAGAGAAGCAATATTTCCTATGGGTCATTCTATGTCGGAAATGATAATCGTAGGGATAGGGTTGCTCGAGCAAATAGCCAGAAGAAAGATATTGAGGATCAGGAGCCGCTTGAAGACTTCGTGTTTGATAATGCGACGGACGCCGAACTGGTTTTGATGGAAATGCGTGAAGCTCTCGATCAATACGATAGAGTCACTGTTGCGGATTATATTGATCTCTTGAAGCAGCATAATGTAAGTGTTCGAGATATCGAGCATCCGGATTATAAGTATGGATGGACGGATCTAAGTTCTGTGGACGTTAAAGGCAATCCTAGACGTGGATATTATCTCAATCTTCCGAGAGAGTATCCTGTTTAATTGAAAGGAGAATTATATTCTTATGAAAATCAAAGCACCTAAATTTGTTACTACTGCTGTAGCTAAAGCTGGCGTTGCTGCAGGAACTGCCGGGCTTAAGCTCAGAAAAGCATCTCCGGAAATCATGCTGATAGGTGGGTTGCTCGCCGGAGGGGCAGCCCTGGTGACGGCTTGTATCGCAACTAAGAAAGTTGTTGAGGAGAAGACGGTCTCTAAGGCTCAGGATAAACTCGATGATATTCAGAAGAAAGCCGATGGCGCAATCAAGCAACTTGACGAAGGCGACTTCTCCGGAGCCGACGACTGCAAGAAAGATATTAATAAGAACCGTAAGATCGAGAGCCTTAGGGTTTATCGTCATTTGGCTTGGGAACTTGCGAAAAGATATAGTCTTTCTGCGTTTCTGACAGTGCTCTCTGTGGGCCTTATAATGGGCTCTCACGGCGTTTTGAAAAAGAGGTATATTTCCTCAACTTTGGCGTACAAAGCGCTTGACGAGGCTTATAAGGACTACAGGAAGCGCGTACAGGAGGCAGTTGGGGAAGAGAAGGAAAAGCATCTGTTTCTTGGCACTGAAGAGAGCGGAGAGACCACAATTTACGATGAAAATGGCGTTGAAAAGACTGTAAAAGATAATGTCAAGACCCATTCAAAGAAATGCTCTCCTTATGAATTTGACTGGAATGCTCAGACAGCTCCCGGAAATTGGGAAGCAAATTCAGACTATAATCTGATGTTTCTCAGAGGAATTCAGAATTATGCCAACGACCTTCTTCATTCGAGGGGACACGTGTTTTTGAATGAAGTTTTGGACGGAATAGGACTTGGACGAACACAAGAAGGTCAAAGTTTAGGCTGGTGTATGGGTCTTGGGGACGATTTTGTGGACTTTGGACTCGAAACATACTATACCGATGAGTATTCCGACGCTTCTCAGGATGGATATTTGAAGAACATTCACCTGAACATGAACTGTGACGGTAATATTCTCGCGTACGCATTCAAGAAAAGATGAAAAATTGGATATTTTTCGGGATCGGGGTGGCTCTTGGCTCAGGAGTCACCTTTCTTGCTGTTAAAAAGCACTATAAGGACATCGCATATCATGAAATTTCGGAAATTCGGAAGTTTTATAAGGAGAAAAAGGACGAACTAGAGGCAAAATATGCTCCTAAAAGTGACAAAACTGACGCAACTGACGCAAAAAATTCGGAAAAATTGGCCAAAAACTCCGAAATTTCCGACATTTTGAATAGATATTCGGGTGGAAATCAGGGTAATTATGCCGTAAAACCTCATAAAAAAGTCAGAAAAACTGAGGAAAATCGGCATGCTGAGAACGAAAATAAGGACCTTGATGACCGTTTTTACACCGAAGAAGGGGACGATCCCTATGATATTTTCGTGAGCCATGAAGCGCCTTCAGAGGGCTATGCGGAGCAGCCTTATCGGATCTCTGAGGAAGAATTTTCAAGCGAAAAACTGTATTTTGACAAAGTAATCGTCGAATATTATGCCGACGGAATCGCCGTAGTCGAGGAAACTGACGAGATTTTAGATTCTTTGGAAGATCAAATCGGGCCTTATATTTTAGGTCAACCAATTGAAGAAAATGAGATTTATGTCAGGAATGAAGCTCGAAGTACGGACTACTGTATTCAGATAAAAGAGACGAATTTTGTCTCTGAAGAAGGTTCCGATTGAACTATTTCGACTGGCTGGTGTTTCAGATTTCACCAGACTATCATGAGCGTGAACGCTACTCAAAACTGTTATTCGCTTTATATTCTACGGAGTTCTTTTGGGTTGTTCCAAGAGACCTTAATCGCGCAAAGGATGGCCTGGATTTACGAAACCAGTATGAACGGGAAGTTGGGGCAGGGATTGATATTTTCGGTCCCTGTACCTGTCTCGAAATGCTGATCGCGCTGGCCATTCGATGCGAAAATGAATTGATGTATGATCCGGATTTTGGTGATCGAACAGACCAATGGTTCTGGATCATGATTGATAATTTAGGGTTGGATCAGTTCGAAAACGACGAGTTTGATAAGGACGAAGTTGACTATATTTTGAACAGATTTATGAATCGGGAGTATGGTTCGAACGGTGAATTTTGTATGTTTCCCGGAACAGAATCCGTCAAAAATTTGAAAAAAATGGAGCTCGCCTATCAAATTAATTATTATGTAAAAATGATTTTGTGTTGAAAAAATCGTGAAAAATGAGGTTTTGCGTCAGTTGCGTCACTTTTTTTTAGTACTACATACGCAGAAAAAATATATTTATATATATAAAGGACGAAAAAAAACTGACATTTTTGACGCAAGCCATTTTTGGTGAATTTTTTAGAGAAAGGAGGGAGCAAGACGGATTTTGTGAAAATTCAGTGGAGAATTCCGAAAAAAGATGGGCCTCCTGAAATCTATCCGATTTTCATTGCGAAGAAAAGTAAAGATCTTATGATTCGTGGTGGAGACTTTTATGCTGTATGGGATGACAAGCGCGGAGTATGGTCAACGGATCAGGATGATGTGATTGATTTGATTGATGCTGAAATTGATGAGTATCAAAAAGAACATGTCGCTGATAATCCGGCGCTTGCAAATGCCAGAAAATTATATTTGTGGAATGCCGATACCGGAATGATCGATAAGTGGCACAAGTATGTTCAAAAGCAGCTGGTTGATAATTTTCATCCGTTGAATCAGAAGGTTGTATTTTCGAATACTACTCCGTGTCGGGAAGACTATTCTTCGTTTCGTTTACCGTATGCACTTGAGCCAGGAAGTACGGATGCATGGGACGAAATGGTCGGAACATTATATTCTCCGCCAGAGCGTCATAAGATTGAATGGCTTATTGGCTCTGTTGTAAGTGGGGACAGCAAAGAGCTTCAGAAGTTTGGAGTGTTTTATGGTGATTCTGGAACCGGTAAGTCAACGATTCTTGATATTATTTCAAAAATGTTCAAGGGCTATGATTGCACGTTTAATGCAAAAGCGCTTGGTAGTTCAACAAGTGAATTTGCATTGGAACCATTTAAAAACAATCCGCTAGTTGCAATTCAGCAAGACGGCGATCTTAGCAAAATCGAGGATAATGCCAGACTGAATAGTCTTGTGTCCCACGAAGAGATAATTGTAAATGAAAAGCATAAAAGCCAGTACGGAAGTAGATTCTATGCCATGCTTTTCATGGGAACCAATAAACCGGTTAGAATTACTGATTCGAGAAGCGGTATTATTCGAAGACTAATTGATATTTCTCCGACCGGAAAGCTGATTCAGAAGAAACGGTATCTGAAACTGAAGGAACAGATTGACTTTGAGCTTGGCGCCATTGCGTGGCATTGTATGGAAGTTTATCGGGAGGATCCTTATTATTACGACAATTATATTCCCCAGGCAATGATTGGAGCCACAAACGATTTCTACAACTTTATGGAAGAGTATCTGGACGAATTCCTCAGAAAAGATTACACGACTTTGAAAGAAGCATGGACGAAGTACCAGATTTACTGCAACGATGCCAAGGTTCCGTATCCGTATTCGATGCGATCCTTCAAGGAAGAGCTGAAGAACTATTTCCGTGAGTACAAGGAAAGATATCGTACGGACAGTGGAGAGCAGCTGCGGAAGTGGTACGGCGGATTGAGAAGATCAAAGTTCGGAATGGAAGAGTTGGTTTCTGAGGAATCGGATGACGTTGAAGTAAAAGATATTCCTGATGAAGAGGCTGCAGAAGCGGAAGGATTCGGGAATTGGATTTGTTTGGAAGAACGGCACAGCCTTCTGGATGATATTCTGGCTTCGTGTCCGGCTCAGTATGCTGTTCCTACGGATACTGGCGGAGATCGGCCGGAATTCAAATGGGAGAAATGCAAGACCAAGCTTTGCGATTTGGACACGTCGAAGCTTCATTACATTCGTTTCCCAATTGATATTCAGAACCATATTGTAATCGACTTTGATCTTAAAGATCCGTCAACCGGTGAGAAATCTCTTGAAAGGAATTTAGCAGAAGCTTCGAAATGGCCAAAAACATATGTTGAAACCAGTCGGAGCGGAAAAGGTCTTCATCTGCATTATATTTACAAAGGCGATGTTACCAAGTTAAGCCGGATCTATGATGACGACATTGAAGTTAAGGTGTTTACTGGTAATTCGTCTTTGAGAAGACAGCTTAAACTTTGCAATGATATTCCGATTGCGGAGATTAATTCTGGATTGCCTATGAAGGAGGAGGCGCGAGTGGTAAATTTTGATGGTTTGAAGTCTGAAAAGGCTCTTCGAACCGCAATAAAAAGGAATTTAAACAAAGAGATCCACGCTGATACAAGATCGAGCGTGGACTTTATATTTAAGATCTTGAACGATGCATATGAATCCGGAATGCATTATGATGTTACGGATCTTCGTCCAGCAGTACTTGGGCTTGCGGCAAAAAGCAGTAATCAGTCTGCCTATTGCATTAAACTCGTTACCAAGATGAAGTTCCAGTCTGAAGATATTTCGGAAGACACTGCATTTGAGGATGATGGAGAACTTGTGTTCTTTGACGTTGAAGTATTTCCGAATTTCTTTGGTGTCGTCTGGATGACAGATACTGGCAGTCCGGTTAAGATGATTAACCCAACTGCGAAAGATATTGAGAAGCTTTGCGAGAGAAAGCTTGTTGGATTTAATAACCGTGAGTATGATAACCACATTCTGTACGCCAGGATGATGGACTATGACAATTACGGTTTGTATGTTCTTTCACAGAGAATCATCAGCGGCAGCAAGAACTCTAAGTTTAGGGAAGCATACAATCTGTCTTACACAGATATTTACGACTTTGCTTCTAAGAAGCAGAGTCTTAAGAAATGGGAGATCGAGCTTGATATTCATCATCAGGAGCTTGGGCTTCCGTGGGATCAGCCGGTTCCCGAAGAGTTATGGGATAAGGTGATGGATTATTGTGTGAATGACGTTATTGCTACAAAGGCGACGTTCCATGCTTTGAGTGCAGACTTTGTAGCAAGAGAGATTCTTGCAGATATTTCTGGACTTACTGTGAATCACACAACAAACCAGCATACAACCAAGATAATCTTCGGCGATGATCCGAATCCTCAGATCCAGTTTGTGTATACAGATCTGTCTAAGATGTTTCCAGGGTATGAGTACAATGCAATGGGCATCGATCCAAAAAGATATTCCGGGAAGATCGTTCAGGGCAAGTCTATTTACCGTGGAGAGGATCCTGGAGAAGGCGGAAGAGTTTATGCTCAGCCTGGAATGTATGAGAATGTTGCGCTTCTTGATATTGCTTCCATGCATCCATCAAGTATTGAGAATCTGAATCTTTTTGGAGATAAGTATACAAAACGATTTAGTGATTTGAAGAAGATTCGAATTCTTATCAAACATGGTGATTATGAAGGAGCGGCTAAGCTGTTCGATGGAAAGCTTACTGGATATTTGCAGGACAAGACACAAGCAAAGGCTCTCGCTCAAGCTTTGAAGATCGTAATCAATAGCGTATACGGTTTAACTTCAGCAAGCTTTGACAATAAGTTCCGCGATCCAAGAAACGTCGATAACATTGTTGCAAAGCGTGGAGCACTGTTCATGATCGAGCTTCAGAAAGCGGTTGAGGAGAAAGGCTATACCGTTGCCCATGTGAAGACGGATTCCATCAAGATTCCGAATGCTGACGAGAAGATCATTGACTTTGTCATGAAGTTCGGCGAGAAGTATGGATATTCATTTGAGCATGAAGCAACTTATGAAAAGCTTTGCCTTGTGAATGAAGCCGTTTACATTGCAAAAGATGTTTCGGATGGGCATTGGACAGCGACCGGAACACAATTTCAGGTTCCGTATGTGTTCAAGACTTTGTTCAGTAAAGAGCCAATTGAGTTCAAGGATGTATGCGAAACTAAGAGTGTTAAGACAGCATTATATTTGGACTTCAATGAGAATCTTCCGAATGTTGAAGACAAAGAGGAGCGTCTTCAGAAGCTTCTCAAGAAGTATGGGCTGACGATGAGCCAGATCAATGGATATTTGGAAACCGGGAATGCTCCCGATCTTCCAGAGGAATCCGGCACTGCTTTGATGGAAGCCTCTGAACTGGTAAAAGATATTCGAGCCGGACATGATTATCGATTCATCGGACGTGCAGGATCGTTCTGCCCAGTGATCAATGGCGTCGGCGGTGGATATTTGATGCGTGAGAAAGACGGCAAGTATTCATTTGCAACAGGAGCAAAAGGATATCGGTGGATGGAAGCCGAAGTTCTTAGAACTCTTGGAACTGAAGAAGCAATGCGCAGAATTAATCGAAAGTACTATGCTGCGCTTGTAGATGACGCAATCGCCACAATCTCAGAGTATGGAGACTTTGAGGCCTTTGCGTCTTAATTGATATTTTTCAAATTTGAAAGGAGAATTTAACCATGGCAAGAACAGATGTACCTAACATTAGTATTGACAATGCACAGATTCGTTTCCGTAATTTTACCGGGGATCCGACGAAGTTTGACAAAGCTGGAGGAAAGAGAACGTTCAGCGTCATTCTCGATCCCGATATGGCCGAGAAGCTTCGTGATGATGGATGGAATGTAAAGTCCTGGGAGCCCGATGGAGCTGACGAGCCGATCTATCATCTTCCGGTTGAGATTTCGTATAAGATATATCCGCCGAAGGTATGGATGATCTCCGGAAACAAAAAGACTATGCTTCAGGAAGATACCATTTCTGCTCTTCAGTATGCTGAATTCACAAAAGTTCAGCTTATCATTCGGCCTTATTGTTGGGAAGTGAACGGAAAGTCTGGCATTAAGGCTTATGTCAAAGCAATGTATGTCACAATCGAGGAAGACGAATTCGAGAAGGAGTATCGGAACTTCGAGGACGATGACGAAGAGATTCCGTTCTAAGATATTTGAGAGGCTGTCTGAAATACGGCAGCCTCTTTTCTTAGATATTTGAATAGGAGCGAACTATGCCATCGTTTTTGTATGATTATCAGATCGATGCGATCAATCGAATGCGAAATGGCAGTATTCTATGTGGAAAAGTTGGATCCGGAAAGTCAAGGACCTCTATCGCATACTATTTCATGAAAGAATGCGGTGGCTCTGTAATAAACGAGTATATACCAATGCGTAGAATGGTTAATCTGTTTATCATTACTACTGCTCGAAAAAGAGACACTAAAGAATGGGAAGGAGAACTTATTCCTTTCTTGATATCCGCAGATCATCCTGAAGATACGATCTACAAAAATTTGGAAGTTCATATAGATTCATGGAATAACATAGCTAAGTATGTTGGCGTAAAGGACTCGTTCTTTATATTTGATGAGCAACGTGTCGTTGGGAAAGGCGCTTGGGTTAAAGCGTTTCTGAAGATTACAAAAGTAAATCATTGGATATTACTGTCCGCAACACCTGGCGATACGTGGATGGACTATGTTCCAGTCTTTATCGCCAATGGATATTTTAGAAACCGAACCGAGTTTAATGAGCGTCATGTAATATTCAGTCGATTCACGAAGTATCCTCAAGTTTCTAGATATTTGAACGAAGGTCGACTGATTCGATACAGAAATGAGATCCTTGTGACAATGGACTATCAAAAGCCTACAAGAACGCACGAAGTAATTGTGGATGTTGATTATGACCGAGCAGAGTACAAAGATATTATGAACACACGTTGGAACATTTACAAAGATCAGCCAACCACTAATGCTGCGGAGCTTTGCTATGTGCTTCGGGAATCCGTCAATTCTGATCCGAGTCGGATTCAAGCGGTTCTTGATATTCTGAAAGACCATCCGAAGATTATAGTGTTTTACAATTACAACTATGAGAGAGATGCTCTAAGGAATGCTCCATATGGAAAAGATATTTCTGTTGCTGAATGGAATGGAGATAAGCATCAACTAATTCCTAAAACAGATAAGTGGGTCTATTTGGTTCAGTACACAGCAGGAGCCGAAGGATGGAACTGTATAGAAACTGACACAATGATATTTTACTCTTTGAATTACTCGTATAAAATCATGACTCAGTCCGCTGGAAGGATTGATAGAATGAATACTCCGTTTACGGATTTGTATTACTACAAGCTGAAATCAAATAGTCCTATAGATATTGGCATTTCGCATGCGCTTAGAAAGAAACAAAAGTTCAATGAAAACAAATTCTTTGATTCTTTCGATTCGCAAAAAAAACATCCCTTATAATAGAGGGGATATACCTCTTCTTTATTTTTTTTAGCAGGAGGTATGTCTGATGCTGGAAAGCAGATTCCAGGCTAAATTGATTAAAGAACTAAAAGATCGGTTTCCCGGATGTGTCGTTCTAAAGAATGATCCGAATTACATTCAGGGATTTCCCGATCTTTCTGTTTTTTATCAAGATAAATGGGCTTGGCTTGAAACGAAACGAAGCTCCGATGCTTCCCATCGTCCAGGTCAGGACTATTACATTTCGCTAGGTAAAAAGATATCCTACGCGAGCTTCATTTGTCCAGAGAACAAAGAGGAGGTACTGGATGAACTTCAACAAGCATTTCAACCTCGAAGGAAAACACGCGTTTCTCGGAGCATCTAAGTATCATTGGATTAACTACGACGAAGAGAAACTGATCAATGCATATCGAAACTTTGCAAGAGTTCAACGAGGAACCGAACTTCATGACTTTGCAAAGCAAGCAATTACTCTTGGGGTCAAACTTCCGAAGTCAAAGAAAACTTTGAACATGTATGTGAATGATGCCATTGGTTTTCAGATGACTCCGGAACAGCCTTTATATTATTCGGAGAATTGCTTTGGGACCGCCGATGCGATTTCATTTAAGAATAATTTCCTTCGCATTCACGATTTAAAGACCGGAGATACTCCGGCTCACATGGAACAGCTCATGATTTACGAAGCTCTGTTTTGTCTTGAGTATGACAAAGATCCGAATCTATTTAGTTCAGAACTTCGTATTTATCAGTTGGATGAAATAATGATAGAGACTCCTGATCCTAAAGATATTGAGTTTATCATGGACAAGATCATCTTATTCGATCAGTGTCTGAATAAAGTGAAGGAAGAAGGATAAGAATCATGGATGATAGTCAACGCGGTAAAAAGATATTTGTCGCTATCGACAAACTGAATGATCGGTTCCTTGAGCATTATGGAACGCCAAGGCATTCTGGAAGATATCCTTGGGGATCTGGAAAGAATCCTCAGAGAAATAAGAACTTTATTTCCAGATCGAATGATCTTAAAAAACAGGGTCTTACACAAAAACAGATCGCTGAAGCATTCGGGATGAGCACTACTCAGTATCGTGCGATGTATTCGATTGCTGTTAATGAGCAAAAGAAAGAGAATGCCGCAAGAGTACAGAGGCTTCATGATAAAGGATATTCTAACGCGGCGATCGTTCGTGAAACGGGTTTTAAAGAATCTACGATTCGAAATTATTTGAAGCCGGAATATCAGATTCGCAGAGATGCTGCCACAAAGCTTGCTGACGTTTTGAAAGAGCAGATCGAAAAGCGCCCCTATCTCGATGTTGGCGAAGGCGTGGAGCTTCAGCTTGGAGTTTCTAAAGAGCAGATGAAAACTGCTATAAAGATATTGGAGCAAGAAGGCTACAAATATCATCGAGTTGGCGTTCGGCAAGTAACTGATCCTAGTAAGGAACTTAATGTTGCGGTTTTGACTAAAGATGATGTTTCTTATGCCGATGTCAGAGCTAACATCGACAAAGTTTCTTCTCCTAAAGGCGTTAAGTTTGAGGATTATGCAGAAACCGTAAAACGAATGGGTAAGCCCGAAAGCATTAGTTCTGATCGAATTAAAATAAGATATGCTGAAGATGGCGGAGAAGCTAAAGATGGCGTTATTGAGATTCGAGAAGGCGTAGCCGATTTAGATATTGGCAAAAGCCGTTATGCTCAGGTTCGTATTGCGGTTGATGGAACACATTATTTAAAGGGAATGGCAATGTATGCTGATCCTAAAACGATGCCTGATGGCGTAGATATTGTGTTCAATACAAATAAGAGTAAAAGCGTTCCAATGATTTCAGAGGATAAAGATAATTCAGTTCTGAAACCGATGAAAACGATTAAGACCCCAGATGGTAAAACCAAAATTGATGAAGAGAATCCATTTGGCGCTTCAGTTAAGGATCAGAGAGGTGCTCTGAATATTGTCAATGAAGACGAAGATTGGCAAAAATGGTCTAAAACGCTTTCTGCTCAGTTCTTGTCTAAACAGCCAAAGAATCTTGCCAAGCAGCAGCTCGATAAAACCTATGCGGATCGACTTGCTGAGTTTCAAGATATTTCGGCACTTACGAATCCCGTCGTTAAAAGGAAGCTTTTGGAGTCGTTTGCAGATGAGTGCGATTCTGCAGCGGTTCATTTGAAAGCTACTGCCTTTCCGAGACAAGCGGCGCACGTCATTCTTCCGATTTCTTCGCTTAAAGATAATGAGATTTATGCTCCAAACTATAATGATGGCGAAGAGGTTGTTCTAATAAGATATCCTCACGCCGGAGTATTTGAGATTCCAAGGCTTAGAGTTAATAATCAGAATCCTGAAGGGAAGATGCTTCTTCAGCAGGCTAAGACTGCGGTCGGCATCAATGCGCATGTTGCACAAATATTGTCCGGAGCTGACTTTGATGGAGATACCGTTACGGTTATTCCCACAAAAGGTCTTAATATCAGAACTTCTGCGCCGCTTGAAGGACTTAAAGATTTTAACCCAAGTGCTAAGTATCCTGCTTATGATGGTATGCCTCGTGTTGGCCCTAAAACAGGTTTCCATAAACAGCAGGAAATGGGTAAGGTCTCGAACCTGATTACTGACATGCAGGTTCAGATGGCTCCGACAGAAGATATTGCTAAAGCTGTTAGACATTCAATGGTTGTCATCGATGCTGAAAAGCATAACTTAGATTGGAAACGTTCAGCAAGAGAGAATGACATCGCTGGTCTTAAAAAAGAGTATCAAGGCGGCGCAAATCATGGTGCTTCTACTCTGATTTCAAAGTCAAAGTCGGTTGAATACGTGCCTGATCGCAAAGAATATAAAACGTTCAATAAAATGACCGATGAAGAGAAGGCTCGCTATCTGAATGGAGAAAAGATATTTAGAGAGACCGGTAAAACGAAGATCGATAAGAATGGTAAAGTCGTTGCTCGTCAGAATAAGTCTAATAAAATGACCGAAACCTTTAATCGTGGTGGCGATGCATTCGATCTTTCTTCTGGAACAGCGATTGAAGATATTTATGCCAATTACGCCAACAAGACTAAAGCGCTCGCTAATGAAGCTCGTAAGGAACTTAGAGCCACTGAACGTTTAAAGATATCTCCAACGGCCAAGAAAACCTATGCTGCAGAACGGGCTTCTCTAATTTCGCAGCTTAATATAGCTAAGCTTAATGCTCCGCTGGAACGTCAGGCCCAGCTTATAGCCGGCGTTAAGGCTAAAGCGCGCATTGAGGCTAATGGGATTGAGGATCGCGACGATATAAAGAAGATTCGGCAGCAAGAGCTTAAGAGAGCCAGAGATTCAATCGGAACTAGACCTAGAAATCCGAATAAAGAGAACTCGTTGTCTATAAAGATATCTGATAGAGAATGGGAAGCCATTCAGGCTGGAGCTATTTCAGACACAACACTAACAGAAATTCTCAAATATACTGATACGGATGCTTTGCGTCAAAGAGCTACGCCAAGAGCCGATAAGTCGATTTCTAGTTCTTCGCTTGCAAGGGCAAGACAGCTAATTAACAACGGCTATTCTCAGGCAGAAGTAGCCGAAGCTATTGGCGTGTCTGTTTCAACGCTCAATAAGGCGTTGAATTAAAGATATTTGGTCAAATGAAAGGAATTGGAATATGGAATACGCATACTTAACTACCATAGACAATCCATATGATCCATACGATGAGTTTGATCAATGGTTTGCCTTTGATACAGAAAAAGGCTACAACTCTTGTGGTCTTCTTGAAAGGATTGCCAATACGTCTGATGACTTGTCCCCAGAAGACAATAGAGTCGAGATTAATGAGGCAATTGATCAGATTGTTCTTAGAGATCCTACCGGTATCTATAAGAAAGTATTAAAGATATTTGATTAGGCCTCAGCAATTCTGATTGTGCTAAAGTTGGTCATTTATAGCATAAAGATATTTGTTTTAATTCGAGATTAATACTTAGATTGGTCGCTTTGATTGTAAAAGTATTTGTCTAAATGAATTTTAATAATACTTTATGCTATAAATGACAATGTTTAGATTTAACCATATTATGCCATAATATTAATTAAATATATAAAGAATATTTTACGTTTTTCAACCTGCAACACTAATATTAAAATACAATAATTACAAATGAATTAATAAAGATATTTGGTTACGATTAAACGAAGCTTTTTCTATAAAGGTTATTACTTTACTATAAAGATATTTTAATAAACCATATAGTATAGTAATGCTTCTAATAGATGACTTTAATAGCATTAGTATTTGTCCAAAGGAATTTTTAAGAATGCTTTATGTTACTATAATGCTATTTCATTCTAATTATGGTAATGAAGTATTTAAAATGCCTTTATGTGTGCATACATTTAAGTTTAATAATACATAAAGCTATTTGTTTGTTCTATAAAAGAGTAAATTGACTTAAAAGAATACTATAATATTTTAAAGATATTTATTACCTCCCCCCCCCTCATTTGGATCATTAAAAGAATTTCAAATGAACTTTATGAATCTTCTTTCTTAATTTGAATTAGTTTATTGAATCAATAACTTCTAATAAATTACTTGCTTTTCCGCTTATACATTAT